TTGCCAGCCAACAAAGTATCAAAATGCGTTGCGGTGTTTGGGCATTTGATCTCGACCATTCCATCATCACTCACCAACCCGTCTGGCGAGGCAGCGCACATTGGCAAAAATGGGTGGTCAATGATTCCTACCTCATCAACCAAAACATTCTTGCTTGCTTCATAAGCAGCACGGGCATACGGCTCGGTTTCTGTACCCCAATCCATCGCAGCATTGCTGAATGATTCTTGTTTTTTGCCTGTCAATCGTTCGCAAATCAATTGCGTCATGTAGTTTTCACGGCTGGTTGAATACCCTGATTTGGTTTTGGCGATAACGTCAGCCACTTTGCTGGCGGTCACTTTGCCCAATCGGGCTTCAAACCATGCGTCTGTGCGTTGCTCCATTACAAACTCGCTTTCTTTGCGTCTTTAGCTGCAATCATTTTTTTCTGCCAATGTTTATCCATGCCACAGGCTTTGTAAGCCTCAAGATAAACCTTTTTGAGTTGATCTTCATCTGTTGCGTCTTGAATGGCAATCAAGTGGTCAGCCATTACATTAATGTCAACGCTTGCAACTTCATGCGTTGTTTCGTCAGCGTCTGGTGTGCCTTCAATTGGAATAGCAAACGCTTGAAAACAAGCGTATTTGTACGCAGCAGACATGGCTTTGTTGGTTGCCTTGTCGCCACTATCCATTGCCTCGCCAAACGTTTTTACTGTGTGTTTAGACCCGTCTTCAACGGCAACAAAATCAAATTCAACTTCAACGGTCACATAAAACAATGTGCCACCTGATTTGCTTTGGCGCTCTAAGCAATCGCGTTTTAAAACTCGCGGCAAAATACACAAACCATTTGATGCCAACAAAGGCGCAATGGCTTGATACACATCGTCAATGCCTCGAAATTTGTATCCGCTGCCTTGACTGTTTGTGCGAGTTTTGCCAATACCAACAACAGACAGCGCACCTTGCACTTTGTTGATTGATTCATAAACTTTCATCTTCAAGTTTCCTTTCGTTTTGTGCAATTAAGCGAAAAATTACATTGTGTTCTTTGGTAGACAACAAATGGTCGATGGTTTCACGGTCGCCATTAACAGACACAGCTACAACTTCGTAATCTAAGCCCTCGTCTGTGAATTCGTATTCAATGAACAAATCTCGCTCACCGAGAATTTCATCCATTGACATTGGGTATTCAAATGTTTCAAAACTAATCATTTGACGCACCACAACATATGAACGAGAAAACCAGCGGCAAACGCCAACGTGATGTACACCCAAAATTCAGCATTTGAAGCTGGTTCGTCTTTGAATACAGGTGTTTGATATTCAAGCTGGTTGTTGTGCTTGACGGTGTTGGGAAACGCCTCGTCAAGTGTGCGTGGGTACTGTCGAGTTGTTGGGTTGAGGTCTTGCATAATGTGCTCCTTAAAAGACCGCAGATGTTGCGGCATGAATAGAAGTGTACAGCAAAATTTACAGATAACGCAACAATTTGCAAAATATTTTCATTGTGTTGTATTTTTGTCAATTTACCTATACAATTCGCTCATGACAAAAGAAGATGCTATCAAACGTGCAGGCTCACCTAGTGAGCTTGCTAGGCTGCTTGGATGCTCTAGGCAAGCTGTAAACAACTGGGTCAAACTACCTATGGGTAGGCTATGGCAGTTAATGGTCTTGCGACCTGATTGGTTCAAATGAAATTTGCTTTAATGGCATTGATGGCTGTATTGGCAATGGAAGGCAAACCAGAATGGATGCTTTTCGTGATCTTTTTTTTGGCATACTTGAAAACTTGAGGTATGATTGTTTGAAAGACGCTTGGCGGCGTTTCGTAGTGGGGTTACACATGGAATCTGCTGGTACTACGCCAGTCCGCCAACATTCGCAAGAATGAGATTCCAGGTGTAGCCCCTTTTTTTTGGGTTGAAAATGAAAATTAAAAATTGGTCAAAGTTTCAGCATTTCAAAGATAGGAAACCACCTTGGGTCAAGTTGTATCGTGACGTTTTAGACGACATGGAATGGTATGAGTTAGACCCACTTGCTTGCAAAGTACTTGTGATGTGCTGGTTAATTGCTAGTGAAGATGAGGGTAGGCTGCCAACATCAAAAAATCTTGCATTTCGTTTAAGAATGACAGAAAAGCAAACTATTGATTGCTTAAACAAGTTGTCTCATTGGCTGGAACAAGATGATATCAATGTGATATCACAGCAATATCAAATTGATAGTCTAGAGACAGAGAGAGAGACAGAGAGAGAGACAGAGAGAGAGACAGAGAGAGAGACAGAGACAGAGACAAAGAAAGCAACTAGCGTTGCTTGCCCACCAGATGTTTCAAAACAAGTTTGGGATGATTGGCTACAACTTCGTAAAACAAAAAAAGCATCTGTGACAAACACGGTTGTAAGCGGAGCAAGAAAAGAATCTGAAAAGTTGGGTTGGTCACTTGAGCAATTTTTGGTTGAATGGTGTACTCGTGGAAGTCAAGGGTTAAAAGCTGAATGGATTAGCAAAGACAATCCGATGAGCAAAACTGGTCAAACAAATCAAACGGTAATGTCTGGATTAACTCGTGGTTTAGTCGGAGGTGGGAATGTACGCTTACTCGGAAACTGATTTTTGTGATGCTGAAAGTGGGCTTGACTACATTTTTGGTTATATGGGCGCAATTTACGGTGCATCATTTAACCGACATTGGGAAGGCATGGATTTGGGTTTGGTCAGGCAAGTTTGGCGTGAAAACCTTGGTCGGTTTCTTACATACAAGCCAAGCCTTGATTTTGCTTTGCGTAAATTGAATTCAGATTACCCACCATCGGCGCTTAAATTTCGTGATTTGTGCAATGCTGGTCCAGAAATTCCAATCAAACCTTTGCAATTGGTCACACATCAAAAAACAGAGCGTGAATTGGCTGAAATTGAACGTCAAAAACAGATTGCTTTAAAAAGATTAGAAGAATTAAAAAACGAGATGAAAGGCAAGGTGGTATGAATGAGTTGGTTAATCAGTCAAGCCTTAATGAACTCGCTTTGTTTGCAGGAGCAGGCGGCGGAATACTTGGTGGAAAACTTCTCGGATGGCGAACAGTCTGCGCCGTTGAATGGGAAGCCTATCCAGCAAGCGTACTGTGCGCCCGACAAAATGACGGTATTCTCCCGCCTTTCCCGATTTGGGATGACATTCAAACCTTTGACGGAAGACCGTGGCGAGGAATTGTGCAAGTTGTATCAGGAGGCTTTCCTTGTCAAGACATATCAGCCGCTGGAAAAGGCGCAGGAATTGACGGAGAGCGAAGCGGAATGTGGCGAGAAATGGCGCGGGTGGTTAGCGAAGTACGACCCAGATACGTCTTTGTGGAGAACAGCCCAATGCTCGTTACTCGAGGACTTGAACGAGTCATTGGAGACCTTACCGCGCTCGGGTATGACGCGAAGTGGACTGTTATGGGAGCTGCCGATGTTGGAGCAAACCATCAAAGGGACAGAATCTGGATTGTTGGAAAAATGGGCAACGCCAACCACAATGGACAAATTGCCACCCAAATCTCAACAAGCATTGTTGAAAGAAGCAACACAAGCCAGATCTGGGCGCAGCAAACCAGCGAATTTGCGCGACCAAGTGAGCAATATGCAGAATTGGCCTACACCGACAGCGCACATGGCAAAAGAAACCAATGCGCCAAGCGAACACAATCGAAACACACCAACATTGACAGCCCAAGTGAATTGGGCAACTCCAACAGTTTGCGGAAATTACAACAGGAAGGGACTAAGCAAGACAAGTGGAGATGGTCTTGCAACTCAAGTTGGTGGCAAGTTGAACCCAACGTGGGTAGAGTGGCTGATGGGGTGGCCTCTAGAGTGGACAGACTTAAAGCCATTGGAAACGGTCAAGTACCCTTATGCGCCGCAACAGCATGGAGAATCTTAAGTGAATAAACAAGAAGCACACCAAATTCTTGACAAAGTGAAAAATGGAATCTGGCAACCCCAAGAGCAAATCACAATTGCACTCATCCTTACAGGCGATATACGATCAACAAGTAATCCATTACGCAAAGATGGCGATGTGTCCTGCTACGTTAGATCACGCACGTTATATGGTGAAGCAGCTTATGAACGAGCCTTCGGGAATGTTCAAGAATTTGGGCGCAGACGTGAAAGCGAAGATTGATGAAAACAAATCCAGAGGCGTTGAAACAAGCAATTCGGATACTGACCAGCATTGAGGGTTTAAACGTCACGCAAACTTTGGCAATTTTTCAAGTTGTTGACCTTTTGGACAACCACATGGAACAACAAGACAAAAATGATGACACTAATCATCATCCAAATTGGGATGAAATTTTGAAAGAAGATGAAGATGAGACGAGCAGCCCGAATTGATGCCAATCAACAACAAATTGTGTCAGCACTACGGGCGGCTGGCGCATACGTTTGGGTTATTGGTTTACCTGTCGATTTGCTTGTTGGATACCGAAACCACACATGGTTGATGGAAATTAAGACAAATGAAAGGAAAAAATTGACAAAGTTGCAGCAAGAATTTTTTGAACATTGGATTGGCGGCACATTGTGTCGAGTTGACAACGCAGAAGCAGC